GATGATACGCCGAAAACCATCACGATCAAAGATCACCAGACTTACATCCTCGATGTGTTCAATGCCCCGAAAGGCGGTCTCCTGATTGTGAAAAAGGATAGCCAGACTGGCGAACCGCTTACAGGCGTCGAATTCAAGATTACAACCGCAAATGGTGAGCTGGTTGCCGACAATGAGGGCATGACCTCCACAAACGGCATTTATGTCACCGACGAAGCCGGTCAGATTGAGATTTCGCATCTGAAACCGGGTACTTATACGGTAACAGAGGTGCGCACCCTCGTAGATTATGTGCTGGACGCAGCCCCGCAGACTGTGGTTGTGGAAGCGAACGATCAGCAGACTCTTACGTTCACAAACACGAAGAAAGGATGCCTGATAATTAAGAAAATTGACAGCGTTACCCGCGAACCGATTGATGGCGTAAAGTTCAAGATTCAAGGGTGTAACGGCAATCCTTACCCGGAAGGCGATTACACCACGGATGTCAACGGCGTTATCCGTTTGGATCACCTGCCGGAGGGTTAATCCAGTTAGTATACAAAATCCTATGAAAAAATGATATTGACGACTTGATTGTCGTTATCGATGTGGATTTCTCGGATGATAGAACGCCAAAAGGTGCGTTTCCCTTCTTGTGAAAGTTCTTCATAGGTGCGGCGGAATCCCTTGGATAGCAGTGCGTCGATATTTTCAAAGTTAGGGCGCGGGTTTTCCTGCTCGGGCGGTACGGCAAGCTGATCCATGTACATCTCGTAGTCTCGGCGATAATTTTCTATATCAATCAATTCATTCACATACAGGTCCTGAAGCCTGGCGAGCTTTCGGCGGATTGCGGCGCGGTCTACAGATTTCGCCGTGCGCTTACGCTGTTCCTCAGCCTGTTCCCATTTCATCCGGTACTGTGCAAATTCACTTTCGATATGCTCCAGCAGCCATTTTTCTAGGACTTCCTCGCGGATATTGCGCTTGTGTGTGCATAGCCGACGATTAGAGTAGTTGTAGCACCGGTAATATGGTTTTCGATTGAACGCGCTTGACAGCCGGTGCCCACACTCATTGCAAATGAGGATGGACGAAAATAAGTAGATGCGTCCAGCGGGGCCTTGTTTTGCATTGCGGTCGAGCAGTCGCTGCACTTCGTCAAACAGCTCTTGCGGTACAATGGCCGGGCAGAAATTTTCCTTTACGCGGTTGCGGCTTTCGTAATACCCGGTATATCGCTGCTGCTGAAGAATATTTTTCATCGTCCCAGGGCACCAGTTGATACCATAGGTTTCGCGGACATATTTTAGTGTGGCGCGCTTGGACACCACTGCACGATAATGCTCAAACACGTCCAGAACAATTGCGGCTTGATCCGGCACGATTTCCAAGCGCTTTTGATCATTGATTCGATATCCGAATGGCACCGCCCCGGACACGACGGTGCCATGTTTGATTTTATTATCAAATACCGCGCTGATGCGTTCACCGCAAAGGTCGGCCTCATTCTGGGCGATGGACAGGCGGAGGTTGATGTACAGGCGGCCGCCGGCCGTGCTGGTGTCGTACTGCTCCTGCGTGGTTTTCCAGTCACAGTGATGTGCTTCAAGCACTTCCATCACCTTGTAATAGTCGGCGACCGACCGGAACCAGCGGTCAAGCCGGGTGAATAAAATCAGGTCGATTTTGTCCTGTTTGACATCCTCCAGCATGCGCAGGAAGTTGGTGCGCTTGTAAAGCCGCTTGCGCGCGGTCTTGGCCGCATCGATGTAAACCCCGGCGATGATCCAGCCCTGGGCGCGGGCGTATTCCTCCAGGTCCTCCTGCTGGGCCTCCAGAGACAAGCCCTTGATGGCCTGTTCCTGCCCGCTGACGCGGACATACAGCGCAACGCGCGGAATGGTATTGGATGTAGTTTTTTCTTTTGGCATAAAAATACCCCTTTCTTTTATCGTTTGAGTATGATAAAATAAGGGTACTGGAAAGGTTGCAATTTTCAGTACCCGCCCTGTTCACTGTTGGCGCAGTGGACGGGGCATTTTTTGTTGGTAAAAACGAAACCGGTTGCGGATTTGCTTTTTCCTTGGCATTTCTAAGGCATATTGAATCAATCGTCTAAAAACAATGACAGAGCATCATCACTATTGATAAAGGAGTCTATATATCCCTGAAGTTCTGTTTCAAATGCCGATGCTGAACCTATGGGATATATTACGAGATTATATATGGATTCATACGCGTCATACATCCCGCGCAATGCGGAATCTATTTCCTCGGCTTCTTTTCCGTCAATCTCAGTTAAAATAATATCTTTGTACTGCCGACGAATAGCGTTATATGCGGCGTCAACGGTTTCGCGGGATTCATCTGCGTTTTCAGCTAGCCACTCAAAAGAATCATTGACTAAATCTTTGACTTCTTCATCGCCTCTAATGGTGCCGCCCATGGAGGATAGCGCGCTAATGACTTTGCCTTCGTATGCGCCTACATTTGATATTACGATTCCAGCTTCGTTAATCGCGTCCCGACATTCTGAAACAGCAGCTTTATATGCATTAAGATCGAATCCGCCCTGCTCAAGATCATCCTTTGGCGCGTCTGGTTCATCCCCGCTTGCATATTTTTCAAGAACGTCAGCATCGCATTCGCTTAATGCATTTTCTATTATGTGTGTCAGTGCATCCATGCTCCCTAAAAATGAAGTTGGGGCGTCAATTGTATCGCTATAGCCGGAATATTCCGCATAAGCGCAAACTTTTTCGCCAACTTTTGGCATCTTAAAATAAGATGCGCCTTCAGAAAGATTTAAATCCGGATACTGTTCGACCACATAGGAATACATATCTATAAGAACCATTTCACCCGTATCTGTTTTTACGGTTGCCGTATTATATCCATTTGAGAATTTTTCTTCCGTAATCTCGCCAATGAACTTGTATATGTATCCCTCTTTACCGTTTTCGCTTGCTGGCGTTGTGAATATATCTTTCGGCGGTTCTTCGATTTTAGACAACCCCAACATGATGTCACTTGCATCATGAGGATATACTGTATACTCACCTACATCTTGCGTGCCCGCGTTATTTACCGGAGCATTACAGGCTGTAAGAGTTAGTGCGAGTGCCATTGTAGTTAAGCAGACCAAGACTTTATGCATTTGAAATCCTCCTACTTTAGCGTCGTTTGGGTGCTTTTTTATTTATCCTGTTATTGTGTCGGACAAGGTATTCAAAACAGACGGTCCCGTTTTCTGCGCAGCATCTAAGCGACTTTTTATATAAACCGCCTCGGCTTCCTCGACAGACATTTTCTCTTTCGGATCAATTTGCCCGGATACTGTTACCGTATTTTCTAAAGAGTTAAAGGCGGCAGCAACATCAATAGCGTATTGCATCACAGCTTGGCGGTGCTCAGGTTTTAACGAAAGAAATTTTTCGATAAGTATACGGTCGCTTTGGCTCATTCCATATTCGGAAGCCAAGATGTCTAATGCATCAGTCTCCTTTTCCTTAAACATTTTTCCGTTCCCGGTTCGTAGCCATTCTTCACTAACGCCAAACTCTCGACATATCAAGGACACCACGGCATCAATAGGCTCTCCACGGCCAGTTTCGTATTTCGCTATAGTGTTTCTTTTGATGCCTATTCGTTCACAAAACGCCTGCTGAGTAAGGTCAAGTGTTTTTCTCAGTGCTTTTATTTGGTCACCAATCATAGGTTTTCCTCCCTTCTATAACGAATATAGCACAAAAAAGTTCCTTTGTCAACAAAAAGTCACGTAAGCACAAAAAAGTTCTTGACAATTGTCCCAATATGACTTACAATAGTCTCAAACGAACAAAGGAGGTGGCCAAGATGAACAAAACCCCATATACCCCGGAGAGCATCGCCGAGGGCAAGCGTCTCTATGCCGTCCTGCAAAGTGCTCCAACGAACAAACAGGCCCTGGCCGCGCTGATGCTCCAGGCCTACACGGACGGCCTGCTTGCCGGTGAGAGCATCCAAACAGCCGCTGCCAAAGACAGCGCATAAAACCGCCCCAACCGGGGCGGCCACGAAGGGAGGTGTAAGAGGACGTGTCGCGCAATGAGATAAAAGAACTTCTCTGCAAACAGTTGCAGCTGCTTGCAGAGAAGTCTGCTCAGGACGGTTTGAGCGCATCCGAACTTTTGATGCTTTCGGTTGCGATACATACGGTGGAGGATTGTCTAAGGTTTTAGTCTTCACCTATGTACGATTTCCTTACGCCATCAAGGATGATCTTGTACGCTTCGGCAATTTTCTCTGCATGTTCCATGCCCAAATCTCCACTTGTAGACGGGACAATACTACCATGCTCAATCCCCTTGAGTGTCAGGCTCAAAGCAATTTCTTCCGGCTTCAATTTATTCACATCCTTTCTCGATTTCAGTATATCAGATTTCAACAGGAGGCGCAAGGGCTACGAACCGCCGCAGCATAAGGCAGTGCATAAAAAGCTGTCCCGGGCGGGGCGGCTACGGAAGGAGGCGCAAGGGTTATAGTGCCGCAGCACAGGACGGCACATAAAAGCCGCCCCATGCGGGGCGGTCGTGATGGGGTGATTAAATCGATATGTATTAAATGTGGGGCGAACAACTCAGAAAAAGCTAATTATTGTCGCAAATGTGGATCTAAGGTGAGGAACATCTGCTATTGCTGGGTAAAGAAAAAGCCCTATAACTGCGGGCAGGGCAAATGTCCGGGTTACAGGCTTTTTCTGGAGAGGAAGCAATCAAAGTTTTAAGGCTTTCTTGAGGTATTCGCATCCAAAATCAATTAAGAATTGTCGAAGGGAATCCGCAGTGAATCGGCCGACCGATTTGAGTGCCTTTTGGAGCCTTATTGTTGCAAGCTGTGTTTTGGGCGTTTCCTGAATGGCGTCCGGAAGGACCTCAACCAGTTTTTGACGTTGATCTGATGACAGATTATCGTCCTCTTCGAGTAATGCTTTTACAGTGTCAAGTGCAGTCTGTGTCCATGGAAACGCTTTTCCGCAGCAATAACAATACAGAGGGGGATTGTAATCTGTACAGTCCCAAACGTTCTCCGCGCCATAATCAAATCTCCCTCTGATGGCAGTTTTGCAGTTTGGACATTGTGTTATAATTTCTTTTCCACAATATTCGCAATAGCGCTCTTGAGCAACCGGGACGGTTAAGCAGGAATCGCTGCAATGTCCGTTCAGACAGATTGACGCATAAAAGTAATCATTCATATTTTCACCTCCTTTCTGATTTCAGTATATCAGATTTCAATAGGAGGTGCAAGGAGGGCTTTTCCATGACAGAGAATACTCACGCCGGAATGTACGAGCGTTTTGCAGCAGAAGGCGTTCAGGTGGAGGGTCGGCTTGACTTCGCCCGGCTGTTTGACGCGCTGGGCGCTGCCCTGCGGCTGACCTACGGTGTAGAGGGCACGGTCAAGGCCACGCGGATTGCCGACGCCCAGGAGGGCGCGCAAAATCAAATCAAGGAGGAACCCGCATGACAGAACAGATGCAGGACATTGGCAGCGGCGGCGCGTATCTGCTGCTTCAGGCGATTGATCCGATGTATCCAGCGGAATACCGAATCGGCCTGCTGGACAAGGTGGCAGAGATGGTCGCCGACCTGCGGGACGCGCTTGTCCGTGAAATGGCCGGGCTGGACGACTGCGGCGAACTGCCGCCGGGCACATGAGCGAAATCGCAGAGAAAGAAGCCGCCGCCCGTGCGCTCGGACTGACCTATGGGCAGCTGGTCGCGCGGGAGTGGATGCAGCGGGAGGCCTGCATGCCGGCCGGGCAGGCAGCACGGCCAGGGCGGAACCGGAAGGCGCGCCCGGACCGTCCCTGCGAAGTGTGCGGCAGAATCATGCCTAATGCTCACCCAAAGGCAAAATACTGCTCTGACGAATGCAGATATCGAGCGGATTACGCGAGGAAGCGGCGCTCGAGAGGAAACGCAAAACCAAAATTATAGGAGGTACATACCATGACAAGCGATGAAATCAGGAGCATGCTGGAACGGCAGCTCGTCCGGCTGGAAAGGATGTCGGAAACGACCACTCATCCCCGCGCACTGACCGGCATGACCGGCTCCATGCTGGCCATTTCCCGGCGACTGGAGCAGATCCAGGCGTGTAGCAAAAGTGTAAAGGAGATTGATTTAGCCCTGGGAAAGGCGCACCGATCGGCAAAAGAGCTCAGTGAGGTCATCGGGAACCGATTTGATAAGGATGACCCGTTATATCAACAGACCAAAAGAGTCGCAGACAATATTGAATCGATTGGTTTCATGTCTTATGTGCTCATGGGTACCTTGCGCGGTGATGGTGGCAAGGATGCGTAAAAAGCAGCAGAAAAGCATGGAAACGCACTATATCGAGCTGTACCATGCGCTGGTTATGATTACGCATGAATGCGAGGACTATCTTGCGGAAGAAATCGCGAAGGACCGGCGGCCTATGATTGCCGCGCTGAAAACGGCGCTTTCGCTGATGGAGGAAACCGGTCAAGTTGAGGTCTTTTAAGAAGGTGTCATTATGATTTTTAGTGATAAAGTGCCTGCACTGTATAAAGATTTGCGCGATTACTGCGCGGACATGGCGTCCAATCCGGGCGCGTCCTATGTCTGGGCGCGGTACGTGGAGCTGCTCGACGGCGATATCGCACGGACGAAAGCGAGCCTGCGGGCGTATTCCGCAGAGACGGACGGGGACGAGTCCCCCACCTGGTTCGAGCGCGTCAAGAACTGCGAGACGCCGGAAGAAATGGCGGCGCTTCTTGAGGGAGCCGATCCTTTATTTTGCTCTCACTTCAAAGAAGAGCCACTCCCATGCAGATATCATGATCACCCTAATTGCTATAACTGCATAGCGCTGTGGCTGAGGGAGAAGGTGAAAACGTGAACGGAAACCCGAAATCTATTTTGCAGATGGCGCGCGGCGCGATATTGGAGCGCGTAGATTATGAGATGGCGCGCATCATCGAAAATATCATGGACGCGAACACGAGCGCGACTGCAAAGCGCAAGCTCGTCCTGACGCTGGAATTTAAGCCGGACGACGACCGTCAGGTAGTCCAGGTCAGCTGCGCCGCGAAATTTACCCCTGTCCCGACCAACCCTGTTGTCACGTCGCTCTATGTGGCGGACGGTAAAAACGTGGTCGAAATGGCTCCGCAAATCCCCGGACAGATGGACATCGACGGTACGGAAGAAGCCGCGCCCGCATCCCTCAAAATTGTTAATTTTAGATAAGGAGGATCATTATGTTAAAGGAATTTATTGAGCATATCCAGAAAACTACTCAGCCGCAGATCGTAGAAATCGAAGGTTCGCACTTTGTGATTAACGCCAATGAGGACCCGATCGAGATCCATCCGGAAGCCATCCGCCCTGACACCCTGACACTGAACAGCCTGGACGCATTGGTCAAGCTGGTACAGACGGAAGCCTGCAAGGTTTCTTCGCCGTTGTACATCACGATCCCCTCCCACCTGAAAGTACAGTGTTTTGCGCAGCCGAATGATGATAAACGGTGTTTCCGGCAGCTCTTTTATAACGTGAATGCGACCGATGTGCCCGGTTGGGATGAAAATGTGCAGCTCGGGTTCGAGGAAGCGCAGATCGCGCTGCGCACGCGCTTTCAGGATTCCAACGACCGCCCTTATACCATAAAGCTGCTGTCGGATATCTGCACTGGTGCAAAGGTTACCTTCAACGATAACGGCATTGCGACGACCGTTGTGACACAGAAAGGCGTTGCGTTGCAGTCCAGTGATCAAATCCGTCCGCTGGTTTCCCTGCGCCCTTACCGCACCTTCCAGGAGGTCGAGCAGCCGGAAAGTATTTTCCTGATCCGCCTGAATGAGCGCACCATCCGCTTTGTGGAAGCGGACGGCGGCATGTGGAAGCTGCGCGCCCGCGAAACCATCAAGGCATTTTTAGAGGACGAGCTTGCCGATGAGGTCGAGTGCGAGCGCGTGTACATCGCCCTGTAACGGTCAGTCCACATCCCCGCAGACGACAATCTCGCGGGGATGTGGTACCATCGAAATCAGGAGGTGTATCAAATGGCCGAAAAACCAAATTTTTACGCGATACTACCGGCGAATGTACGCTACGACGAGCGGCTGCGCCCAAACGCAAAGCTGCTCTATGCCGAAATCACGGCGCTGTGCAGCAAAAGCGGCTTCTGCACTGCGCAGAATGATTATTTTTCAACACTTTATAAAATAACAAAAAAGACAGTATCGGAGCTGATAGGGCAGCTTGTTGCACGCGGATATCTGAAACTTGAAGTATTAAGAGACACAAAAGGACAGGTATCCGGGCGGCGTATCTGGCTGCCGGACGCGCCGGAGGAAGGTGAATCCCTGTACCCTGCCCCGAAAAATCGGGATACCCCCGCAGACGGTATTCCGGATTTGCATCCTGAAATGTCGGAAACGCTTGCAGATACGCCCAAAAAGGCTGTTTTGCAGCATACAGCGTGCGCGCTCCCCCCGAAAAGCATGGATACCTCCCCCGAAAAATCGGGGGACCCTACCCCGAAAAATCGGGATACCTCCCCCGAAAATTCGGGTGACCCTCCCCCGAAAAATCGGGAGGTATTAAAAGGATTAACAATACAAGATATAACAAATACCCCCATAGCCCCCACGCGTGGGGGCGGTATCTGGCGGGATTACGCTGGGGACGACGGGGAGCTGCTGCAAGCGCTTTGTGATTTTGAAAAGCTGCGGCGGCAGCGCAAAAAGCCCATGAGCGACCGCGCCAAAAAAATGCTGCTGAACGCCTTGGAAAAACACTCAGGCGGCAGCCGGGCGCGAAAGCTGGAAATGCTGGAAACGTCCATCCTGCACTGCTGGGATACCGTTTACCCGCCCAAAGAGCCCGCGCCGTCTTCGGTCGGCAGATCAGAACTGGAGGATTGGTGATGACTGCAAGTAAGGCTGTTTTGTCAACACAGGGCGCGGTGATTGGCGCGCTGTTAATCGACCCGCAGATTTGCGGGGAGCTGTTTGCCGAGACTTCGGCGCGCGACCTGGTAACCGCCGATTACCGGAGCGTATACGAGGCGGCGCGGTCGCTGTTTCTGGAGGGCCGGGCGGTTGACCCTGTGACCGTGCTCGACCGGATGGGCGGCGGCGCGGAAACCCGCAAATTTTTGGGCGACCTGATCGAGATCACGCCGACCTCCGCCAATTGGCGGGAGTACGCCAGGCTGCTGCGGGAGCAGGCGCGGCTGTACCGCTTGCAGCAGGCCGGGGAGCGGCTGGTGCAGGCGGCCACGCTCGACGAAGCACGCGCGGTGCTGTCGGAGGCGCAGGAGGACGCCAGCGACATGGAAAGCGGCGATATCGTGAGCATTGCGCAGGGGACGCTGGATTTCCTCACCCGGCAAAGCGAGCCGGTGAAATACATCGAATTCGGTATTGACAAGCTGGACCGGAAATTATACGCCTCACTCGGGGACTTTGTCGTGATCGGCGGGCGTCCCTCAGCGGGCAAGACGCTGCTGTCCGTGCAGATGGCGGACGTGCTGTCCCAGACATACCGTGTCGGGTATTTCAGCCTTGAGACAAGCCCCGGCAAAATCTACGACCGGTTTTTCTCGCAGGCGATACCGATCGATTTCGGCAGCATCAAGCGCCACACGATGACGGCGGATGACCACGCGGCGCTTGCCTATCACAAACGCCGCTTCCTGCGGCAGTCGCTTGACGTGATCCGTGCGGGCGGCTACACGGTGGAGAAGATACAAACCGAAACGCTCAGAAAGCGCTATCAGGTGATTTTCGTAGACTATCTGCAGCTGGTGCGTCTGGAACGCGCCAAGCCCGGCAACCGGACGGAAGAGGTCGGCGCGGTGTCGCGGGCGCTGCATACGCTGGCCCAGCGGCACAATGTGCTCGTCATTGCCCTGGCGCAGCTGAGCCGCGCTCCGAAGGGCGTCAAAGCAGACCCGACGCTCAGTGATTTGCGGGAGTCCGGACAGATTGAACAGGACGCAGATATCGTCATGATGCTGTCAATCAAAATACCAAAAGACGATGAGCCGCCCACGACTGACCGCCTGCTCCAAGTCGTGAAAAACAAAGAGGGCGGTTTGGGAAAAATCGTACTTTTCTTTGACGGAAAGCACCAGCAGCTTACGGAATACTTAGATATACCGGACGTACCGGCACAAAAAGAGCATTACACGCCGAAATCGAAACCGGAACCGGAGCCAAACCCGCAAATGTCGCTGGACGGCGACGGCGGACGCTAAAACCGATACACACCACAGTTACAGACAAGACGAGGATTAAAAAATGGAAATTTTAGAAAAAGCAATAGAAACGGCAAGCGATTGCGCCCGCACCATCGGAGAGATACTGCGGGAGATTGGCAGGATCAGCCCGCAGGCCGCGCAGCTGATCGAGGAAGACCTTGCAAACCCGGAAATGTCACTGGACAAATGCGCCGACGCACTGACGGAATATGCGCGAAAGCACCAGAAAAACAGTCGTTGGTCATGCGCAGTGTTCGGGATTGACCCGAAAAACGAGGCCGTCAAGGTGATCCTGGACTTTTACAAAATTCCGGGCGATTGGCTGACCGGCGGCGCTGCGCCCGAACCGGCAAAAGCGTCAGGCGGCAAGATTGACCTGCTTGACCTGCTGTGAGGTGCGTCATGGACGAGCTTTTTGAAGGCTGCCCGAGAATGGACTTTGATGCGCTGGACGAGGAAATCCTGAATGGGCCGCTGATCGATGACAACTATCTGTTTTATCGCACACATCGGCCGCAATGCGGCTGGCCGTCAATCGATGAAGCCGAGAAAAACATGTGGGATCTGTACTGCACATCCTGCCGGCAGGGTATGTTCCGGAGCAAACGCCGGGAGTTTAAGCCCAGCGCCCTGACGAAATGCCCTGAGTGCGGCGCGAACGTAACCACTAAAAAATGGGTTGACAGGCGTGTAAATCTGCAAAGCCGCCTGCTGTATTACAAGTTCCAGCGCGGCGAGGGGCGGCGGGTTTGGCTGCGCGCTTACCGCGTAACGCATAATTTTTGCCCGGAGCCGGGAGACGAACGGCTTGAGTATGACGAGGTGTCGAGGTACCTGTTTGAGGACGGCAAGGCGTACAAGTGGACATGCCAGCTCAATTATTTCGGACGGGACATCACGTCTCAATGGGTACGCCGGAAGCAGGTTACAAAAACAGTCTGGCAGCGCAATACCATGGGCAGCATGCCACCTTATCCGGCTTTTGTCGGCCCGATTGCGCTCGAGACGATTGCCGGGAGCTGCCTGGAATACAGTCAGCTGGACAAGGCAATCGCGGCAGGGTTTGACATCCCGGAGTATCTTGATTTCTACCTCAAAAACCCGATAATTGAATATTTCTGGAAATTTGATCTGGGTTATCTGCTGTGGGACGCGCTGATGAAAGGCCATCGCTTCGAGCTGCGCAAGGCTTTCAATCTTCGCGCCAAACGACCGAGGGATCTGCTTCCCGGTTTGACGGTGAACGAGGTACGCAAAATCGCTGACGAGCAGTTGGGGCTTCGCACGATGCAAATCTATCGAAAGCTCAAAGCGGACGGGATTGTCTCAGGCGATGGCGCGGGTTTCCAGTGGGCGGAGGCTATAAACTACAATGGCGGCACGATGGAGCGGGCTGCAAATCGGGGGATTGACGGAAAGGCGCTTCGCACGTACATCGAGAAGCAGTCACGGCGGAGCGGGATTTTAGTACGTACCGTGCTGCATGATTACGGGGATTATCTCGGGCAGCTGGATCAGGTCGGCGGCGGGAACATCATGCCGCCCGACCTGTGGGAAGCGCACGCAAGGTTAAGCGCCCGGCTGCGGATGGTCCAGGATCTGGAATTAAACACCCGGTTCCGGATGCGGCGGCATCTGTACCGATGGCTGTGCTGGCGGCATGACGGGATGCTGATTCGTCCGATTGATTCCGTGAACGAAATCAACCTCGAAGGCGAACGTCAGGAAAACTGCGTTGCAGGCTACGCCCGGCGGCATGCCGACGGCAAAACGATTATTTGCGTGCTACGGCGGATGGACGCGCCCCGCGAAAGCTGGCATACCGTGGAACTGAACCCCGGGACGCTTGATGTGGTACAGTGCCGTGGATACCATAACGCCGACGCGGAGCCGGAAGCCCGTGAATTTATCAAATTATGGGTAAATCGTCTGAAATCTATTAAGTTTGCGAGGGATGCAGGATGAATTACATAGACGCAATGCAAAGCCAGCTTCCCGCCGAAATCGAAACGCTGACCGCCGAAATCCAGGTCTATAAACAGCAGGCCGGGGCGTGCATCGTCGAGATCGGGCGGCGGCTGATCCAGGCAAAGGAGCTGCTGCCGCATGGGCAGTGGGCTTCATGGCTTTCTGAAAAGGTCGAGTTTTCCGAAAGGGCGGCACAGAACTTCATGCGGGTGGCGCGGGAGTACTCAAATCCGCAGCCGGTTGCGGATTTGGGGCTGTCAAAGGCGCTGCTTTTGTTGCAGTTGCCGGAAGGGGAACGCGAGGAATTTATCGAGCAGCCGCACGAGGTGGACGGCGAAGAAAAAACCGTGCAGGAAATGAGCAAGCGCGAGCTGGAAAAGGTCATGAAGGAGCGCGACGAAGCTCGGAAACTTGCCGAATCCGCGCAGGCGGATGTGGAAAAGTGGAAGAATACCGCCGACGCGGTAGATCTCAAGCTGAAAAACGCCAAAGAAAAGATAAGAAAGGCAGAGGCTGGGCTAAAGGAAGCCAACGAGGCCGCAGGCCGGGACGCCAAAGCCCGCCGTAAAGCGGAGAACGAACGCGCCGAGCTCGCGAAAAAACTCCGCGAATTGGAGGAAGCCGCCAAGGCCGAACCCATCCCCGCCGAGGTTGTCCCGGATGAGGAAACGCTGGAACGTATCCGCGAGGAAGTCCGCGCCGAACAGGCGGAAGCCCTGAAGGCGGCGGAGGAACGCGCGGCAGAAGCGGCGGCGCGGCTGGAAAAGGCAAAAAACCCGGCGGCGCTCCGGGTAAGCCTCTGTTTTGAGGATGTACAGACAAAGGTTGCGGCAATCCGGTCGGCGCTGAATGACCTTCGCGGCGATCAGCCGGAGGCGGCAGACAAGTTTTCTGACGTGATCGCGGAATTCCTGCAGCAGAACGCGCTTGCAATCGGAGGGTGAAACGATGCTGAACAAAGTGATTTTAATGGGCCGCCTGGTTCGCGATCCGGAACTGCGGCGATATAACGACGAATCCGTTGTAAACTTCACGGTTGCCCTTGACCGCCCGGCCAAGGGTGAAAAGAAAACCGATTACATCGACGTTGTTGTGTGGGGCAAGCGCGCCGACTGGTGCACGAATTGGCTGGAAAAGGGCTGCCTTGTCATCGTGATCGGCAGCCTGCGCTCCCGCAAGTGGGAGGACAAGCACGGAAACAAACGCGTATCGATTGAGGTGCAGGCCGATGAAGTGAATTTCGGGGAGACCAAGCGCGCGCGGGAGTCGAACGCGAAAGCCCCGGCCAGCGCGCCGGGCGTGCCGCCGGATTTCACCGAGCTGACCGACGAAGAGGACGAAGGGACTGTGCCTTTTTAACAAACGCGCGCCCTCATAATTATGCAAATCGATGAAATTGTATTTTTACTGCGGATATTTCCGGAAAGTTGTGATACGATAAATAATAGTAAGACGATGGGTCGGGGCTTACGCCCCGGCTCTTCTCTATACAACAAGGAAGGGAGTGCGCTATGAAGCGACGAAAAACCATCCGCGCGGGCCGTTTGGTGCTGACCTGCGCCTATACCATGTCATACCCGTCAGACCGGCCACATGTCCGGCGGGAAAAGCGGAAGTGCTCATCCGCCGCGCGCCAGCGGATGAACCTGAAACGCTCGGCGCAAAAGCTTGAACTGGCGCTTGCCGCCAACTTTGGCCCCGGCGATTTGGTGCTGTCGCTCGACTATCATGACGACGCGCTCCCGGAAACGCGCCCGGATGCTGTCAAGCTGCTCAAGAAATTTTTGCGGCAGCTGCGGGAGTACCGGCGCAGGCGCGGCGGCGACCTCAAGTACATATATGTAACCGAGGGACTGCACGGGGACAAGCGCGTGCACCATCATCTGGTAATCAACGGCACGCGGGATGATTTGGAAATCCTGCGCAGCCTGTGGCCGCATGGCAGCGTAGACCTTGCGCCGCTGTCCCTGCGGGACGGATACTTTGCCCTTGCGGAGTATCTGACCAAAGAGCCGCGCAACGGCGACCGTACATTAAACGGGGAAAGGTGTTGGGTGCCGTCCCTGAACCTGGCAAAGCCGGTGGTCGAGAGCTGTATGATTCCGGACGACCTCACCTTGAGCGTGCCGCCTGGCGCGTTTGTGCTGGACAGGGACAGTCAGCACAACGAATACGGCGAGTTTGTCTACTTGAAATACCTTCTGCCCGAGTCCGCGCTGAACCATCATCGAACGCGACGGCGGAAGCCTGCATAATGACCACTTATATTTTTCGGGCTTGGAACCGTGTATATCTTCTGAACGCGGTTGTAGAAATCAGCCCGGACCCCTTGAAAGGAGGCGCGGAAGCGTGTATACTAATCCAAAAGGTAGATACTGGTTGTGCTGCCCGAACTGTGGCGCACGTATCAAACCGCTGCTGAAAAACACGCGCTTGCGATTTTATCCGGCGTGGTGTAAAAAATGCAAACATGAGTCCATCGTTGATTACGACGGTGAGCGCCAGAGCCTTAGCGCCAGAGCCGACTGACCAGACACACGAGATGTGTTTGGCTGTCGGCTCTTTTTGTTTTCCGCGAAAGGAGCAGCTGACATGCGGGAATTCGCAAAAGCGTTTTATCTTTCGCCGCAGTGGCGGCGGGTGCGGGAATATATCTTTCAGCGCGACGCTGGGCTGTGCGTCCGGTGCGGCAGGCCGGGGGAGATCGTGCACCACCGCACGCCCTTGACCCCTGCCAACCTGGGCGATCCGTCCATCGCGCTTGGTGAGGACAACTTGGAGACCCTATGCCGAGACTGCCACACACTCGCGCACATCCGCAGCCAGCCAACGGCGGAAGGCTTGGCCTTTGACCAGGATGGAAATCTTGTGCAGCGCTGCGGCTTTCGGGATGCAGGCGAATCGAACGGCTGAAGCTTGCAGCGGATTGCATTGCGAAAAAATAAACGGCGCGCCCAGCCCGCACCCGTGCCCTCAGCCGCGCGGCAGCTCGGCGCTGCGCGATGCGGAAGCGCCGACGCTCGCACGCGAAACACGGCTGCACTTTCGATGGCCGCGCCGGTTCGCCGCGCAAATCCCCCCCACCTTCGACCCCCGCACGCGGCGGCGGCGAACCGCTGCCCATTCCCGTCTGGGACTCCCCGGGGGTGCGCCTGGGAGGGGGGGGCACATCCTGCGGAAAGGAGGTCCGTACTAATTATGGCAACTCGAAAAAAATCCTATGAAAGCCTTGAAACTCCCGACAAAATCAAGGCGAAAGAGAAAAAAATCAAAAAGCTTTTCCGTGAGCTGCCGCCGGAAAAGGCGCAGTTTGCGGACGGGCTGATCTACCAGTTTGCCGTTTCCACGGTCACACTGGAACGGCTGGTTGAGGAAATCAACTCCGGCGATTTGATAGAAATTTTCGAGCAGGGGGCGCAGCGCCTCCGGCGGGAAAACCCGGCGCTCAAGAGCTACAACACGACCATCAAGTCTTTCACGGCGCTGTCCAAGGCGCTGCTCGACCTGCTGCCGGAGAAAACCCAAAAGCAGGCAGGTGAGGAGCTGCTGAACTTCATGTCCAAGCCTCCGGGGGTGAGGAAATGAATTGGGTTCTTGCCTACTGGGACGCGATAGAGCGCGGCGAAGTCGTGGTCGGGCGGCGGGTGCGCGCGGTCTATGGGCGGCTCGCGCAGGAAATCCGCGCGACGGACCCGGCATCCCCCTACGTGTTCGACGAGGCGGCCGGGGAGCGTCCCATCGAGTTTATCGAGCGCTTTTGCAAGCAGTCCCAGGGCCTGCTCGGCGCGCCGATGGTGCTGGAGCTGTTTCAAAAGGCGTTTATTCAGGCGTTGTTCGGCTTTTTGGAGCGAGATACAGGCTACCGCCGCTTCCGGGAAACTATGTTGCTTGTGGGGCGTAAAAACGGCAAAACAACGCTGATGTCCAGCATCGCCCTGTACCTGCTGACCTCAGACCGTGAAGGCGCGGCGGAAATCTACAGCGTGGCGACCAAACGCGACCAGGCCAAGAAAACGCTGACGGAAGCGGTTAACATGGTGAGCCAATCCCCCGACCTGCGGGCGGTACTGAAAAAGCGCCGGAACGACCTCTATTTCCCGATGACGGCCTCCACCATGGAAGCGCTTGCGTCGGACTCAAACACCCTGGACGGTCTCAACTCTCACGCGGTAATTATCGACGAGCTGCACGCCATCAAGGACCGGAATTTGTACGAGGTCATGAAGCAGTCCACCTCCAGCCGCCGCCAGCCGCTTGTTGTCATGATTACGACGGCGGGCACGGTGCGAGAAAGCGTGTTTGACGAGATGTACGAGCTTGCCGCGGGCATCGCGGACGGCTCAATCGACGAGCCGACCTTCCTTCCGGTGCTCTACGAGCTGGACAGGCGCGACGAGTGGACGGACCCGTCCGCGTGGCAGAAAGCAAATCCGGGGCTTGGCCCTATCAAGCGATACAAAACCCTTGCGGGGTTTGTGGAGCGAGCTAAAAACAGCGTGGCCGACCTCCCCGGCGTCCTTTGCAAAGATTTCAACATCCGCGAAGTTGCGGCAGAGGTGTGGCTGTCGTATGAGTCGATTAAAAACGACCTCCATTTTACGATGGACGATATCCGCGACACCTACGCGCTCGGCGGCTGTGACCTGTCGGCGACAACTGACCTGACCTGCGCAACCTTGCTGATCCGCAAGCCGAACGACCCCATTGTCTACGTGCTTCAGCATTATTTTATCCCGGAAAAGCGCGTCGGCGATATCGAGCGCCAGAGCGGCGGCAAGGGGGAAGCCCCTTACCGGGTTTGGGCAGAGCGCGGCCTGCTGACCATCTGCGAAGGCAACCGCGTCAATTATACCGAGGTGACAGAGTGGTTTTGCCAGGCGCGCGACGAGTACGCCATAGACGCGCTTTGGGTGGGTTACGACCGTGCGCTTGCCGGTTATTGGGTAGACGAGATGGCCGCCAACGGCTTCCTGATGGAGGCCGTCGCGCAGGGCCCTTACACCTGGAGCCAGCCCATGCGCGAGATGGGCGCGGCGCTGGACGCCCATACCGTCAATTATAACTGCAACCCGGTTCTCACCTGGTGCCTGACCAACACGGGGATTAAAAAGTCGGGTATCAATAATATTCAGCCCGTGAAAATCAGCGAAAAGCGCCGCATTGACGGTACGGTTTCCCTGCTCAACGCATGGGTGATGTACGTCAAGCATTTGGACGATTTTATGTATAGTGTGGGGTGATAAAATGGCCTTTTCCTTCCGTGGCCTGTTCCAAACCATTTTCGGCAAGCCGCCGCCCGGCAGCGGGGAAAACCTGCCCGCCTACCGGCTGCTTTCTTCCTACGATTCCAGCTTTACGCCGTTTAACGGCCAGGCTTGGGACATTGCTTCCGTCCGTTCTGCTGTGGACGCCTGGGCGCGCAACGCCGCGAAGGTGCAGCCGCGCCACGTTCGGCGGGCAGGCGGCGGGCGTGAGGAACTGCACGGCAATTTAGAACGCCTGCTGCAAATCCGCCCGAACCCGTACATGACGGCATACGCGTTTTACTACCGCGTAGCGGCGCAGTTCGTGGTTTACAATAACGCGTTTATCCTGCCGGTCTGGGAGGATGGCCGCCTGTCCACGCTGTACCCCATCAACGCCGCGCGGGTGGACCTGGTGGAGAATATGGGCGTGATGTATGCCCGCCTGACCTTCGCAACCGGCAGCGTGTACACGGTGCCCTATGAGCATCTGGTACACCTGCGGCGGCATTATCTGGATAACGATATTTTCGGGGATGACAACAGGCCGCTGACCCCGACACTGGAAACGGCGGATTCCTTCAACCAGAATATGAGCCGCTTTGCAAAGCTGGTTGGTATTGTCCGGGGCATTCTGAAAATGGTTGTCCCGAACAAATCCGCCGATCTGCGCGAGCGCCGGGACGAATTTGTCCGGGATAACCTTTATGCCGACCAAAATGGCGCGGGTGTGATTGTCACCGACTCCAAAAACGAGTATATCCCCATCAACGAAAAGCAGGTGCCGCTGCCGACCGGTCAGCTGGAATTTGTCCGCCGGGAAATCTATGACTATTTCGGCGTCAATGACGAAATCGTGCAGAACAAGGCAGACGCTGAGAAAATGGACGCGTTTTATCGCGGTGAGCTGGCTCCCTTTTACATGCAGCTGGCGCAGGGGCTCACGAACGCAATTTTTACCGAGCGGGAGCGCGCGCACGGAAATGAAATCCTGTGCGAGCTTGACCGAATCCAATTTGAGACGCTGGACAAACGCGTCACGGCGGCAAAGTACCTGACCGATATCGGCGCGCTGACGCTTGATCAGGTGCTTGAGATTTTCGGATACCCGCCGATTGGCGGGGAGGACGGCGCGCGGCGCGTTCAAACCCTTAATATGGTCAACGCCCAGCTGATTGACGAGTATCAGGTCGGCGGCTCCGGCAAAAAGACAGAGCCGCCAAAGGAACCGCCCGAATCCAAGAAAAAGGAGGAAAACCAGAATGCCGATTAAGCAGGAGCGCGAGTACCGCGCCTTGCAAAACTTCGCGCCGCTGCCCCGCGACGGGGAAAACGACGCCTACCGGGTGCGCGGCACGGCGGTCGTGTTCAATGCGCCGACCTGCCTGTATGAGTTTGACGGCGTGAAATATTATGAAGTCATTGACCGGCACGCCTTTGACGGCTGCGACATGTCCGATGTGATTTTCAATTACAATCACGGCGGCAAAGTGGTCGCTCGGCTGCGGAACAAAACGCTGTCGCTCGCAATCACCGAGCGCGGCCTTGATATGGAGGCTGACCTGTCCGGCACCGCCGCCGGGCGCGACCTTTACGAGGAAATCGACGGCGGCTATGTTGACAAAATGAGTTTTTCGTTTGCGGTGCGGGAGTCGAAATACGACAATGTAACCCACACCCGGACGATTACGAAAATCCGGAAACTGTACGACGTTTCGGCGGTGGATATTCCCGCCTATCAGGAAACGGAAATTTCGGCGCGGTCCTTTTTCGAGGCGGAGCACGGGAAGGAGGTCAGGGCTTTGGAGCAGGCCCGGCATCGGAAGCGGCTTGCAGTCCGGATGAAAACCTATCACACACCGACCAAGGAGGAATGACACCTATGTATGAAAAGCGTTTGAGGGAAATTGAGGCCCGCCGCGCGGAAATCCGCAAACTGGTGGAAACGGCGGCAGATGACGAGCTCGAAAAGCTGGAGCGCGAGCTGGACGATCTTGACAAAGAAGAAGCGACGCTTACCCGCCGCAGTACCACGCTCGACCGCCTGAACCGCAGCGGCCAGCAGGGCGGGCATGGTGACCGCAGCAGCGGCGAGGAACCGCCCAGTGTTACGCCCGGCCCGGTCAACCCGATTTTGGACCGCAGCGGCGCGCACGGCGAAAGCGCAGGCGGCGGGCTTCCCGCCCACGCAGACAGCCGCGCGGCGTATCTTGCCGATATGCAGGGCATCCAGGTGCAGGACGTAGAAGAACGCGCGCAGCGGTTCGCGTCCGGGAGCCGTATGGAGATTACGACCGACGCCGTTCGGCGTTCCCTGACCCTGACCAGCGGCAACCTTGCCCAGCCGACCCGCGTTTCCGGCATCAACGAGGGCCAGAACATTGTATCCGGCATTGTGGACATGGTGCGCGTGGTTGACGCGAACGGCATGGGGGAGGACGCGGTTGCCTATGAGGTGAGCGGCTGGCAGGCGTCTGAGCTGAAGAAGGACGACGGCACCGCGCCCGGCGACCACGACCCCGATTTCCGCGTCGCGAAAATCACGCCCGTCCTGGTGACGACGCTTTCCTATATTTCCAGGAGAATCCAGCGCACGACCCCGCTTAATTACCAGAGCCGCGTGACCGAGGGCGCGCTGACCGCGCTTCGCAAAAAGACCGGCGGCCTGATCGTCACCGGCGACCCTTCCGCAACCCTGCCGGAAATCACCGGCATCCTGAACGCGGCGGCGATCCAGTCCACCAGCGATATCACGATTGACAAAATCGACGAAAAGACCCTGCGCACCATCGCCCTGAACTATGGCGGCGCGAACAATGTCGAGGGCGGCGGCGTGCTGCTGCTCAACAAGCGCGATCTCATCGCGTTCGGTGACATTCGCGGCACGAACGAAAAGAAGGCCGTCTACGAGATTGAGTTTTCCGCCAACAGCACGACCACCGGCACGATTAAGGACGGCGGTTTGTCGGTGCGGTTCTGCATCGTGGACGAGCTGCCCGCGCTGTCGGACAGCAAGACCGCCGCTGGCAAGTACTGCATGGCATACGGTAAGCCGCTTGCCTATCAGCTCGACCTGTTCGGGCCGTACACGGTGGAGGTGTCCCGCGATTACAAATTTGCGGAGGGCATGCTTGCGGTCATGGGTGAGGCAATGATCGGCGGCAATGTCGTCACCGAAAACGGCTTTATCCGTATCAAAAACAAAGCGGCGGCTGGCGGCTAAGGGGAGGTGAACGGTCATGACGGGTGAAATCTCCCCGGAATACCTTGCCGCAATGCGGCAGGCGCTGCGCATCAGCACGGAGGGCTTTGACGACGAGCTCCGCGCCCTGATCGCCGCCGCCCGGCGTGACCTTGCCCTTTGCGGCGTGTTGCCGGAGTGTGTGGCGGACGAGTCCGACCCGCTGATCCGGCAGGCCGTGACCGTATATCTCCGGGCGGAGTTTGGCCTTGGCAATGACGACGCGGACAGATACCGCGCGGCTTATAACCGGCTCAAAATCGCCTTGGCGCTGTCGTCGGATTACATTATCGGGGAGGCGCAGTGATGTACTGGAAAGATAAGGCCGTGCTGGTTGCGCTGGAAAAGGCCCCGAATGAGCACGGGTATCAGGATATAATCCGCACGGTGCGGCGGGAGGTTTTCGTCAACCAGAAATCGGTCACGCGCGCGGAATTTTACGCCGCGCGGCAGACCGGCACTAAAATCTCCCTGGTGCTGGAAGTGCGCGCCGCAGATTACCACGAGGAAACGCGGCTTGAATTTGCGGGCAGGTATTACGAGGTTATCCGTGCCTATACCAAAAACGGCGAAATCTACGAATTGAACTGCGCGGAAGCGGGTGAGGACGAATGAGCCTGAATGAAATCCTGACCGCCGCCCTCAGCCCGGTCGCGCCGGTCGAGGCCGACGCCTACGAGGGTAAAAAGGCAACCTATATCACATTTAACTATGATACGGTGCCGACAAACTACGGCGACGACGAGCCGGTTTGTGAGCTGGCGCTGGTGCAGGTGCACCTGTACGCGCCCGCCGGGAAGGATACCCGGAAGCTGCGCCTGGGCATCAAGTCCGCGCTTGCCTTCGCCGGGCTGACCTGGCCGATCTGCACCAACGCTTCCGACAAACAGGGACAGCACTACGTTTTTGAGTGCGATTATATCGCGGCGGTGGGGGCGGTCGAATGGGAAAATTGACGGTCAGCGGCTTGGGAGAGCTTATGAGCAGCTTTTCACAGCTCGCGTCCCTGCCGGATAGTGTGCTGGATGAAATCCTGAACGCGGAAGCGGACGTAATTGTAAGCGCACAGCGGGAGGAAACAGCCAGGACGTGGCGCGGGGCGTATGCAACCGGCACGACCTCCCGCTCTATCAAAAAAGGCAAGCCCAAAAAAGGAAAGGACGGCAGGGCGATTACCGTATCCCCGCAGGGCAAAAACAAGCGCGGCACCCGTAATTCCGAGGTTGCATTTATCAATGAGTATGGCAAGCGCGGGCAGCCCGCCCGCCCTGCCATCCGCACCGCGAACAGCAAAAACGAGGCCGCAGCAGCGGAAGCGGGCGAAAAGAAGTACAACAGCTGGTTAAACAGTAAAAACCTATAGGAGGGTTGAGAAATGGCTAGTTTTGGAGCAAAATATCCCTTTTTCTCAAAGGTGAAAGAGGAACCGAAGGGCGCGCTGCCGACCTATGAGGCGGCTCCGGTCAGAATCGGGCGTTTGGTAAAAGCTGATCTGGCCGTGCAGCTTGCGTCCGGCAAGCTGTATGCCGACGACGCGCTTGCGGAATCCGTTGACGAGTTTGTTTCCGCGTCGATTGAAATGGAAACGGACGATATGACGGACGATATCGCGGCGGTGGTTTACGGCACTACCGTCAAAGACAAAACGGTAATCTATAATGCGGGTGATGAGCCTCCTGCGGGCGGGCTTGGCTACTTGAAACGCCTGATGCGCAACAAAAAGGTGATTTGCAAGGCCTACTATTATCCATCGGTCAAAGCCGCGCTCGGCAATGATACCGCCCAGACCAAGACGGACAGTATTACATTCGGCACCAACAAAACCACGTTTACCGTGTTTGCGTGCAATAACGGCGACTGGCGGCATACCGAGGAATTTGAAACCGAGTCGGCGGCGGTCGCGTGGCTTCAGGAGAAGCTTTCTCCCGTCACTCCTGCCGCTTCCGGCGACGAGGGTAACGCATGAAGCCGATAACAGTAACGGTGAGGCGAAAACCCTATGAGCTTGCCTATACCGTAGGCGCGGCGATCAGGATTCAGGACGCGTTCGGCAGCAGCGAGGAAATGCTTGCCGCGATTGAGGACGCGGGCAGTGTACAGGGTGCGGCGGCTGTCTGCCGCGCCGCTGCCATCCTGATGGAGCAGGCGGAGCTTGTACGGCGGTACATGGGACATGAGCCGAGCGCTACACCGCTGGCGGCTTATATAGCGGCTCATGCGTCCAAGGATGAGCTTGAGGTCCTGAGGATTGCAGTACCAGCCGCCGTAATCGCGGGGCTGCACCATGAGCTGGAGGACGAAAACGAGGAAATCGACCTTGGGCTGCAAGAGCTGAACGAGGAAAAGGACAGCCATATTGCGCCCGCCCTATTCTATCGCATGGGCGCGGTGAACGGCTTCACGAAGAAGGAAACTTTGCTTTCCACGCCGGGGGAGCTCGGGGATTTGTGGAGCCTATACCTGAAGGCGCACGGAATCAAACGGAAAACCGACATGGACTAAAGGAGGCCCGCTGCTGTGGCACGAACAATATCAACCAGGCTTGCCGTTGAGGGCGAAGCCCAGTATAAACAGGCCATCACGGCATGTAATCAGCAGCTGTCCACGCTGAAATCACAGCTTGCCCTCACCGAAAGTGAATTCCGGGGGCAGGCAAACAGCATGGAGGCCCTTCGGGCTAAAGGGCAGGCTTTGCAGGGGATGTATGATCAGCAGGCCAGCAAGATGGAGCAGATCAAAAAAGCCCTTGAGAACTGCGAGAAAGCCCAGCAGGAATATGCTCGGCGTGTTGCGGAAGCAGAGGACAATATTTATGCGTATGAGACATCGCTGGAACGGCTGAAAAACACTGCCGGTGATACGACCGAAGAGCAGAAAAAGCTGGAGGAAGGGCTGTCCCAGTGGAAACGCGAGCTTGCCGAGGCCACCGCAGGCCAGGAGGCCGCCGAGCGCGGCGCGCAGAACTGGCAGCGGCAGCTGAACTATGCCGGTGTGGAGCTGAATAACCTGTCTGACAGCATCCAGCAAAATAATCAGTATCTGGAGGAGGCCGCGAACAGCACGGACGGCTGTGCGGAATCCATCGACGAATATGGCAAGGCGACGAAAGACGCCGGGGACGCCTCAGAGGAATTTGAGGAGGAATCCGTCAGCGCTGTGGACGCGCTTGCCCAGGCGATGGTTGCCGCCGGTATCGCCGACAAGGCGAAGGGGTGAGTTTGAAAGCCAAATGTCCGCTGTACAGGCGATTTCCGGCGCGACCGGCGCGGAGATGGAAGCCCTTACCCAAAAGGCGCAGGAGATGGGGCAAACCACCTCATTTACCGCGAAGGAAGCCGGTCAGGCGCTTGAATACATGGCTATGGCAGGCTGGAAAACCGGCGATATGCTGGACGGCTTGGAAGGTATCATGAACCTTGCCGCCGCTTCCGGTGAGGACCTTGCGCTGGTGTCCGATATTGTGACCGACGGCCTGACGGCGTTCGGGCTAGCGGCAAGTGAATCTGGACACTTTGCGGATGTGCTCGCGTCGGCAAGCGCTAACAGCAATACAAATGTATCCATGCTCGGCGAATCCTTTAGCTACGTCGCGCCGGTGGCCGGTGCGCTTGGCTACTCGCTGGAGGACGTGTCCGTCGCGCTTGGCCTGATGGCAAATGCGGGAATCAAGGGCAGCTCGGCAGGTACCACCCTGCGCGGTACGCTGACCAACCTTGCGAAGCCTAGCCGACAAGTGGCAACGTACATGGAAGAGCTTGGCGTTTCCCTGACCGACAGCGCCGGGCAAATGAAGCCCCTGTCACAACTGATCGGCGAACTGCGCGAGAAATTCAGCGGCCTGACAGAGGCGCAGAAGGCGGAATACGCGGCAGGCATCGCCGGAAAAGAAGCGATGTCCGGCCTGTTGGCCGTTGTCAATGCGTCCGATGCCGATTTTAACAAGCTGACGCAGGCAATCAACAATTGTAACGGCGAAGCGGAGCGCATGGCGCAAATCCGGCTGGATAATTTTGAGGGACAGGTCACGCTGCTCAATTCGGCTATTGACGGTTTGAAAATGACCATTGGTGGACAGCTGTCCCCGCTGTTTGAGGCAATTGCCTCTGGCGCTACGACGGCGACAAATGCGTTCAGTGAAATTCTTAAGACTTGCCCATGGATAACGGCGGCAATTCTTGGCCTAGTGTCCGCGTTTGGCACGCTGGCGGTTGCGCTTAATATTACCACCGCCATAAATGCAGTAAAAACCGCGCTCGGTGGACTTAACGCCGCGCTGGCCATGAACCCATACGCGGCGGCGGTTGTCGCTATCGTTGGTGTGGGGACTGCGCTTGCGTCCTTGATCGCGTACCTTGCGGACGCTACGACGGCAGCGGACGGCATGTCCGGCGCGATGGATGAAATCAACGCGAACTACGAGCAGAGCCGCGAGGAAATCGTTGCGACGGCCACGGCGGCGGAATCCCTTGTTGACCGGCTCGACGTACTCGGCCAACAGGAGGTTATGACCGCAGCCGACACAGCGGCCTATGCCCAGACGGTTGACCAGCTCAAAGCGCTTATGCCAGAGCTTAACCTTGAGATTGATGAGCATACCGGAAAGCTGAAGGACGGCACCGACGCTATCCGGGCACAAATCCAGGCTTTGCAGGAACAGGCGCTTGCCGAGGCAATGCAGGAGAAATATAAGGCCATCCTGGACGAGCAGGCGCAGGCGCTGATTGAGCTTGCGGAAAATCAGGTTAACTACAAAATCGCTTTGGCTGACACTGAGGCTATTATGGCTCAGATAGAAGCAACGTCCGCAGAACTGAATAAGGTCGAGCAGGACAGTACGCTCACGGTCGATGAAAAACAGACAAAGATTGCGGCGCTCCAGGGGCGTATGATGGACCTGAATGACGCGTATACAACTGCGCGGGATAAGTCAGAGCAGTTTGCCGATGCTGTAAAGGACTCAGAGAAAAAAGTTGAGGGTTTCCAAAAGGAAATTGACAAGATACAGGATGCAGTCGATCAGCTTAACGGAACTTTTCAAAAGAGCGGTCAGTCAGTAGCGGATTTTGAAGGGTATATAAACGGCGTCGTAGGTCAAATACAGGAATTAAACAAGGAATATGAACAAGCCGCAGATGCTGCGCGCGAAAGCATACAGTCTCAATTTGGGCTATGGGAAAACCTTGGAGACACTGTTTTAAAATCTACGGAAGAGATGAAGGAGGCGCTGCAAAGCCAGCAAACATTTTGGAAGAACTACAACGCCAACCTCACAAATCTGATGAACCGAAATGTTGATGGCATCAAAGAACTTGTTGCCGCAACGAATACGCTCGATAAGGAAGGCGGGCAGAACCTCGCATCCCTGAGATGGATGACTGATTCTGAACTTGGCGAAATGGTGTCGCTTTATAAGGGTTTGCAGGCCGAACAGGATGCAACCGCACATTCAGCCGCAGAGCTGGAAACAAATTATTCTCAAAGGATGCGGGTGCTTTCAAAATCCGTTTCGGAAACGATATCTCAGATTGATATTTCGGATGAAATGCGGCAAATCGGTGTAAATGCTATGGAAGGCCTCATAAAGGGCATGGAAAGCAAAGAGGGCGCGGTGCAGTCTGCGGCAAAACGTATTACCGGTTCTATGACGCAGGCTACAAAAAAGTCACTTAAACAAAATTCCCCATCCAAAGTCTTTGAAGATATCGGCAGCGGCACGATGGAGGGCTTTGAGGACGGTGTTGAAAAACACGAGGAAACGCTGAAACGGCAAATGGAGCGGACAGCGAAAACGGCCGTTGTTTCTTTCGAGGACGCAATCCCGGCGGTCAGCCAAGCGGAAAAGCGATTCTTTGCCCAAGCATCCCAAGCCGTGACGCTGGAAGCCGCTGCACGGGAGGTGCAGAGTATGCCGTCCATTACCAACAATTTCGATTTCAGCGGTGCGGTTATCCGCGAGGAGGCCGACATTAACCGGATTGCGCGGGAGCTGTACGCGATTCAAGTGCGCGAGATGCGCGGAAGGGGGCTGCGCTTATGAGTGGCTTCACCTTCCGGGGCATCCATAGCAGCCGGTTTGGAATCTGCACGCAGGACCAAAGCCGCGCCCTGATCCCGCCCAGGCGCGAGGGGCGGCTGACCATCCCGGGGCGATCCGGCTACTATGACGGTATCCTGAGCACGGTTTACGACGAGCGGGTTGAGGAAATCCTTTGCGGGTTTGTAAAGCCAAAGGATATGACCATCCCGGAGGCCTGCCGGGAAATCGCCTATTGGCTTTCCGGCACGGGGCGGCTTATTTACGATAAGGAGCCGGACAAGGCCTATCAGGCGCGGCTCTCTGGCGCGCCGCCGATGGAGCAGCACCTGCATTATGGCCAGTTTACGCTCACATGGTCGTGCAACCCGCCGTTTGCCGTGGGGCGTACCGTCACCCTGCCGATACAGACCGGACGGAACGCCGTGCAGTACCGGGGGACGGCGGAAGCTCCATGCGTTATCCTGCTGCGGAATAATTCGTCTTGGAACATCCAAAACCTGAGAATCACGGCGGTAAAAAGGAGAAGGAAATAATGTATGCATGCGACTATTTGGAAAAAGGTTTTTTGAATGTCCTGCGCGGGAACACTTTCACGGCCCCGTCCAAGTGCTATTTAGGGCTGTACATCAACGACCCCGGCGAAAGCGGCACAGCGGGCACGGAGGTCAGCTACAGTGGCTATACCCGCATGGAAATTACGTTTTCGGAGCCTGCCGCCTCGAATGGCGGTATCGGCATCCAAAACTTGACCGACATTAAATTCCCGGTGCCGGAAACCGCCGCCGGAACGGCTACGTATATCGGGATTCTGGATTCCCTTTCCGGCGGTAATATGCTGGCGCGTAACGAGCTGACCGAACCGCTGGTGATCGGCGCGAATCAGCCGCCCGTCCTGATGGCCGGGGATGTCATGCTCTACCTAGCCGGAAATCTGTCCACGGCATACAAAAGCAAATTGCTGAATTTATTTCGCGGGCAGCCTATTTCCGGGGTTACGCCGCATATGTCTCTGTGGAACGGAAACCCGGAAAACGCGGGTGCGGAGCTGTCCGGCGATAATTACGCCCGTGTGCCTATCACGCTTGCCGCACCCGCAGAGCAGGAAAGCGGACAGCTGCTGATCACAAATGCGGCGGTGGTGACATTTAACCGCCCTTCCACCGCGTGGGGCACATGCGATTGGACAGCGGTTTATTCGGCGGCATCCAGCGGCCAGCCGGTCTACATCCAGCAGCTTACCGAGCCAATGACGGTCAAACGCGGATATATGCCGACGTATGACATCGGAAAGCTGCAGTTAGGTATTAACTGATGGCGGCGCAGGACCGTTACAGCCTGCACCGGTATTCCCTGGGCAGCGCTGATAATCGGATTTTTATCGAGCAGACATTTACGGAATCGCTGGGCGGCCTGGCCGGTGCAGCCGTCCCGGTGAATATGACTGCCTATTTCGCAGACAGCCTGCAGATGACAGCGCGTGGTACAGTGGCGCTCCCGTTACATTTTGAGGCTGGCGACAGCCTCCAGGGCAGCGCGACGGCAAACGCGGATATCCAGCTATGCGTTACCTTTGCGGACGCGCTTCAGCAGTCTGCTTATGCATCCAAGGATATAGGCTGCGAGATGCTGGCCGTTGACACGCTCAGCGGCACGGCGCACGTCGGCAAAACAATGCCGTGCAAATGGTCTGCGGCGGACGCGCTTTCTGGACGCTCATATGCCGGAAAGGAAATCAGAGGGGCAATACAGTTTTTTGACGCGCTGGAAGCGCTGTCAGCCGCGACGCTGGAGGAAACGGAAAGCGTATCTATTTCAATCGCCATCCCGCCCGGCGCGGAGCTGCGGATTGACAGCGACGCCTTTACGGTGACGCTGAACGGCGAAAACATCCTGTATACGCAGCTGGGCGATTGGATTAACGTATCCCGCGATCTGCTGCGGCTCGATATCGAGAGCGGCAGCGGCGGCGACCTGTCCGGGAACCTGATCTATACAGAGAGGTACCTGTAATGCTGGAGGTATTTGACCGCTCTCGGCGGCGCGTAGCAATCGCGGAAAACGCGCACGACGTGACGGAAGAGCAGAAAATCAATGAGCTTTGGTACCTGTATTTTACACTGCCGTATCAGGACCCGAAAAACGAGTTTTGCCGGCCGTTTTGGTTTGTGCGGTGGGACGGCGGCGAGCTGTACCGTATCATGCCGACGAGCACGCAAATCACCGATACCGGCTCTGTTACGTACCAGTGTGAGCATGTGTTGGCTACCCTGGCCGATACCGTCCTTTTTGGGTATCATGTGGTTGGCAACCTGGGCACTTATACGGCGGATTGCATCAACTATCTGCTGTCCAGACAATCCAATTGGGTGCTTGCGGACTGTGATTTTCGTAATCAGTTTGAGTATGGCTGGGAGCAGGAAAATCTGTTGTCCGCGCTGTTTTCCATTTCCTCGCCGCTGGAAGGCTACATCTGGAAAACAGATACCAGCGTGTACCCCTGGCGGCTGTCACTCAAGCGGCTCGACTTGACGGGCGTCCCGCATATCTCAGTACAGCGGGCACGCAATATGCTGACCTACAGCGCGGAGAGCAACCCGCAGGAGCTTTGCACAAGGCTGTACCCGCTGGGCTACGGCGAGGGTGTTAACCAACTTACAATCAGGGATATTAACGGCGGTTTGCCGTATCTCCAAAGTCCGCAATCCTATATTGACCGGTATGGGCTGATAGAGCGCGTCTGGACGGATCGGCGATATGAAGACCCCACCAGATTGAAGGCGGCGGCTCAGGCCATGCTCGATCAGCTCCAGGAGCCTGCGGTATCTTATCAGTTTGGGCTGTCTGATATCGACGGCCTTGTCAATGTCGGTGACCGCGTGCGCATAAAGCACCCCGGCACGCATGATTTTACGGATACCTATATCACCGCTGTCTCATACCGGCATGATGATACCCGCCAAAGCACTGTTACGGTGGCCAATAAAGACCGGAGCATTGCGAGTACCATCTCCGATCTGTCTGACCGGCAACGGATAGAGCAGACCTATTCGCAGGGCGCAACGCAGCTGTACAGTCAAGCACTACAGGCTAATTGCGACAACAAAAACGGTGCTGTTATGGATTTTTTCATTCCGTCCGAAATGCGCGTGATAAATAAGATTTTCGCAAAAATCCGGCTGGATAAGTTCCGGGCGTACTCAAAAAGTACCGTAGCAGCGGAAGCGTTTGTCGCCAGTACCAGCACGGAAAACGAGGTGCGATCTACCAGCAGTGGTGGCGGCGGTGGCGTATTTACGAGCAAATCCGGCGGCAGCACAACGGCAACGTCCAAGGAGGCCGCCGTATCCGGCTCGACTTACTCGTCAACCACAAACGGCGTGAGCACTACGCAGCCCACAAAGCTTAGTCTGAGTACAAAATCCGGCGGCGGCAAAATGCAATCCCATGCGCACTTAATCGAGGCGCAGGCTCACGAGCATGCAATAACAAAGGAGGAGCCGCATAGTCATCAGCTTCCCGCATCCACTCACGCGCATGAAATTTTTATTGATCCTCATGCGCATGATGTCAGCATCCCGAATCACGCACATAATTTTACGATTCCGGCACATCGGCATAATGTACCGATTCCCGCGCACGCGCATGATATCACACCCGGAATTTATGAGTTTGGAAGCGCAAATTCGTTTTCCGTGTATGTTAAGGGGCAGCTCAAAGAGGCGTTTTCCGGAACGGACGCCGAAATCAACCTGACAAATTACCTGCTGGGCGATGACAGGCGGGTACCGCGCGGCTCATGGCTGTCGGTCGAGGTCAGACCAAACGACCTTGCTTATGTCAGTATTGATTTGATTTTCCAAGGGTTTGTGCAGTCGCGCGGCGACATGACCGTGTAGGAGGTGGGCGCGTGTTAGAGATATTTGACCGTTCCCGACAGCGCGTGGCGGTTGCCGAAAACGCGCACGGCGTGACGGAAGATTTAAAGCTGAACGGCATCGATTATCTGTCCTTCCGTCTGCCGTTTGACGACTCGAAAAACGAGTTTTGCCAGCCGTTTTGGTTTGTGCGCTGGAACGGCGGGGAGCTGTACCGCATTATGCCGCGCCAGGTGGACATCAGCGACGCCGGGACGGTGGAATACCAGTGCGAGAGCGTCCTTGCTACGCTGATCGACCTCGTGCTGTATGGCTATCACCATGTGGGCGGCTATGGCGTGACAACGGCTGACTGCATCCGCTATGTGCTCAGCAAGCAATCCGACTGGGTGCTCGCGGAATGCGATTATAACTATCAATACGAGTATGGATGGGAGCAGGAGAGCCTGCTGTCCGCGCTTTTTTCCATCGCGACACCCATTCAGGGCTACCGATGGTTGACAGACACCAGCGTGTACCCGTGGCGGCTGTCGCTCAAATGCTTGCAGGACAACGCGCCGGTATACGTCCACAATGTGATATCCTATGCGGCGCAAACGGCTCCGCAGCAGATTTGCACCAGGCTGTATCCGTTGGGATATGGGGAGGGTGTGAACCAGCTCACAATCAAGAGCGTTAACGGCGGCAGTCCCTACATCCAATCGCCGGATAATATCATTGCGAAATATGGTGTCATTGAAAAGATATGGACTGACCGACGATACGAAGACCCCGCCAGCCTTATGGCGGCGGCTCAGGTGCTGCTGAACGAATTGCAGGAGCCTGCGGCGTCGTATGAGATTGAGATTTTAGAGCCAATAGAGATCGGACGGCGCGCGAAGTATAGCGCGCTCGACGCATATGTTACCGGCGTACACCGTGAGTACGGCGACGTAACCCGCCAGAAAATCACGATATGCAATCATAGCACGGACATAGCCGCCCATGTGGCCGATATCGCGGATAAGCTGCGCACAGAGCAATGCTATGCGCAGGGGGCTACTCAGATATACGGGCAGGCGCTGCAAGCCAACGGGAACCCTGACAGGCCGCTCAGGATGAGCTTTATCGTTCCGGCAGAGATGCGGATTGTAAATGGAGTATACGCTAAAATCCGTATCGGGCAGTTCCGGGCGTACTCTAAAACTACGGACAGCGTGGTGCGCACAACCAGGACGGAAGATAACGAAAAATATGAGGGGGTAACAGGCGAAGCAGGAGGCGGGAATTACCATACCGGAGAACATCAATACGGCTGGCCGGGTTACCCTTTATACACGTCCATTGAAGGATCTGGCGTAACGGTTGCCGGATCATATGCGTATACATCCGGCGTAGACTTTTTTAATCGCTTTTCGCGTAATTCTGAGAAAGCTGATAACACCAACGCGCACACACATAACGCTAATCTTGGTGCGCACTATCATGCGTTTAAGACGCTTCATGATCATTTTTTTTATGGTCGGCACGCACATACGCTAACGCTGGATAGTCACAAGCATTCGTTTACAATGGCTGATCATGCGCACTCGTTTATGGTTCCAGCGCATAGCCACAAAGCTACAGTTCCGGAGCATTCCCACAGAATAACGCCTGGCATTTATAAGTTTGGAAATCCGCACGCGTTTTGGATATCTATAAACGGCATCCAAAAACAATATTTCCCCGGCACGGACGCGGAACTTAACCTCACCACTCACCTAGTCGGTGACAACGGCAAAATCCCCCGCGACCAATGGCTGACCATCGAAGTCAGGCCGGATGATCTTGCCTATGTCAGCCTTGATTTAATTTTCCAGGGGTTTGTACAATCACGCGGCGACGCGACAGTTTAAGGAGGATATCAATATGTCAATTACAGAGCTTTTGAGCAAAATTAAGTTGGACGGCAAACCGATTGATGGAGTTGTACAGATTACAGTGGACGCGGAAAAGACATCCATCTGGTGGAATGTGCCCAGGGAGGGCGCAGAACCCGCCAGGCGTGCCATCACGGTAGAATCGGAGGCGGTTACAATTGGCTAAATTATACCCCGGTATCCCGTTTTCTCCGCCGACTACGCTGACGGAAAACATTGGCGCGGCGGATACCATCATAAAAGTTGCGGATGCATCTGTATTCCCGCCCGCGCCGAATTATGCGACCATCGGCACGGACGAAGGCGGTGAAACCATCGAATATGCCGCAAAAGCGGACGGGCTGCTGTCCGGCTGTACACGCGGGGTGGAGGGCACTGCTAAAACGTGGCAGAAAGGTGAGGTTATCGCCCGTAATTTTACCAAGACTGACCAGGATGATTTGATTACGGGCATTGAAGCCGCCCAAACCACCGCCACCGCAGCCGCCACCGCAGCAGATAACGCCCAGCAAACCGCAAACAGAGCAGCATCAGCAGCAGAAGCGGCGCAGTCAACGGCGGATGCAGCGTTGCCGAAGAGTGGCGGGGTTGTGACGGGTCTTATTGAGGGCGGACTGGATTTTCAGAGTCAGATTTATTTGCGTAGAATAGCAGGAGCTGAAAGACTTAATCTAGCAAGATACAAAACAGAAAACGATGTAAGCATTTTAGATGTCAGATCATCAAATAATGATTATCCAGCAGAATTAGGATCTTCGGCTATTTTTGTTGACGGGGTACAAACCCCACTAAATAATTACGAAGCCGCCAACAAACTCTACGTTGACAGCTCCGTTATCCGTCCAAATCTGCTGGATAACTGGTATTTTGTTAATCCAGTTAATCAAAGGGGACAAGCAACATATGATGCATCCAATACTATGTCCTATTGTATCGACCGATGGAGAGCAGAAAATTCAACTGTAGCATTAGGTACCGGGCATATTACAATTCATGGGACAAATACATATGGTTTAATTAGGCAAGCTGTTGAGCATCCAGAACAATTTTCTGGCTTGACAATGACGATATCATGTTTGTACTCCGATTCAGACAATCTTGCGGGAACTTATATGGCGCCATATGATTCGTCGCAGGAATACTGGATGAACAGAGTAGAAGACAAAAATCTGCAATATATGACGTTCACGGTGACGAGCAATAACACTGTGTTAGGCGTATTAATTGTTACTAGTAATCTAGCAGACAAAACAATCAATCCCATTGCATGTAAGTTGGAAATCGGCTCCACCCAAACCCTAGCCCACAAAGACGCTTCCGGGAACTGGGTGCTTAATGAGATTCCGGATTATGGAAGTGAGCTGCTTAAATGCCAAAGGTATTTTGTTTCTGCACAATATTCCAGGCTTCCGACTTTTATTTCTAATTATGATAATAATTGTACTTTATGGGTTAATATACCTTTATCGGTGCCTATGCGTGCAACTCCTTCCGCTTCCGTTACAAACAATCCGATTTGGATCTCGCATCCTGCTCAAATGTATGACGCCGCATCAAGCCAAGGCTTTAAATCAGTCCTCGTGAATTCGGATATTGGGATAAATACGCCATGCCTGGGATTAACGATGTTTTTGAACAAGGATCTAACAAATTATACAAATAGCAGTGGATGTATATCTTACCTTGGATTAGAATTCTCTGCGGATTTATAAGGAGAAACGAAATGAACGAATACAAATCATCCGTCTACATATTGACAGACGACCAAAACCGCATCACCCGCTGTGACGGAGGCTACACCACCCCCGCCGATTTAACCGGCTGGATTAAAATTGACGAGGGCACAGGTGACAAATACAATTTGTGCCAGTCGCATTATTTTGAGGGCGGGCTGTACACGTTTGACGGCATTCCCCTCTACAAATACACCAACGGAGCCGTCCAGCCGCGCACAGACAACGAGATTGCCGCCGACCGGGCAGCTATCCCCGCGCCGCCGCCGTCTCCTATAGAGCAGCTGAGGACGGAAAACACGCTGCTGCGCGCGCAGATTACAGCGGCGACCGACAGGCAGGAATTTTTGGAGGACTGCATTGCCGAGATGGCGGTGCAGGTATATGACGTATGATATCCGCGTTACGGCGGTGTCAAATATATTTTGAGAGGATGGTTTTAATGATGGCTATGTTTTTTGCGCAGAGGGTGATTCTCGGTAAGACGACGTTCGACGCTGTGCCGGGCGCACTGAAACCGGGGTGCGCGGAAATCCTGATTGACAGCGGGCTGCCTGAGCTGGTTCCGGCTGAGTTCAGGGCTGCTATGGAGGTATGATACCGTGGAAAATGTTAATCAGTTCAAACTCACGCTTGCCGCGTGTGCGGCGGCGCTGACCGCCCTGTGGGGGTGGTTTGGGTGGGTTGTGATTGCGCTGGTATTCTTGATGGCGGTGGACTACGTTTGCGGCAGCGTGATTGCGATGAGAGACCACGCGTGGAGTTCTGAGGCGGCGCGTACTGGTATCTGGCACAAATGTGGGTGCGTGTTAGCTGTGCTCATTGCCGGGATGGCTGATTTGCTGCTGGGCGTTATCCTGGGCAATCTGCCGGTTACGCTGCCATTTCAGTATTCGGTGTTTTTTTGCCCGATGGTCGTGGTTTGGTACATCTTGACTGAGATGGGCAGCATCCTGGAGCACGCCGTTAACATGGGCGCGCCTGTGCCCGCGTTCTTCCGACGCGCGCTGGCAATGACAATGGCAGCGGTCAACGAGGCCGGAGAGCATATGGTTGATGGAGGTGCGGACGACGATGAGTAAGGTATTTATCGGCGTAGGCCACGGCGGCAGCGACCCCGGAGCCTGCGCGAATGGACTCCGGGAGAGCGATGTCAACCTCACAATGGCGCTTGCCATGAAGGCCGAGCTGGAACGCCACGGCGTGACCGTCGGCATCAGCCGCACCCGCAACGAAAACGACCGGCTTGCTGAGGAAATCAAAGAGTGCAACGCATTCCAGCCCGACCTTGCTGTCGAGGTGCACAATAACGCTGGCGGCGGGGATGGCTTTGAGTGCTACATCAGCGGCAAAAATCAGACTGCCCGGCAGCTGGCGGAACGCATTGAAGCCGAGGTTAAGCAGATCGGGCAGAACAGCCGGGGGATTAAGGTCAGTACATCGCTTGGATGGGTGCGGCAAGTCAAAGCGCCTGCGGTGCTGTGTGAGGGCTTTTTCTTGGATTCCGCTGACCGGACGATTGCCGATACTGCGGACAAGCAGCGCAAATTCGGACAGGCCTACGCGCGGGCGGTGCTGGCACAGCTGGGCATCGCAGTACAGCAGACAGGCAACACCGCGATTGACGACCGCAGGACGGCGCAGGAGCGCTTTGGATTCAGCGATGAGACAATGACATACCTTGATGGTTATCGGTTTGCGCAGGCGCTGTATAAGCGGCTGGCGAACACAAAATAGCAGCACAAAAAGGAGGTCACCTCACTGTTGGGGTGACCTCCTTTTTGCCGCTTTTCCGCATTCCCTGCACTGTCGCGTGTGACCTGATGTAAGATGGTTTAATTTTACATCTACAGTGTTTCCGCAGTCACATTGACAAGTCCAGACCACACTGACGTGTAACGAGTATCCTGCCGGATGCAGCGCAACCAGCTTGCCAAACCGCTCCCCTGTAATGTCTTTTGGCGTTCTCCCCCTTTTCTTTTTAACTGCGGGGCGGTCTTCGCTCCCCTGCGGATCATCTTCTTTCGGTTCCGTTAATTCGGACGGATCTTCATTTTTTTCAACATCGTTCTGCGGGGCGCCACTTGCATTCTGCGAGTCGTATTCCCCTATAACGTCATCATAAATCAATCTTTCTGCCGCGTACCTCGCAGCGACAGCCTCTTCCAGGGTATCAAAACTTCCGAGGTACCTCGTTTTGTTGCGGAATCCTATGTAAGCAACGTATCTGCCATTTTTATTTTTTGTAACCCCACGCGCACCGCTTGTATTTGCGGCAGTCAATCCTGTGGCTTTAATGGCGGATATACACGTGCCCTTAAAAAATTTGAAATTTTTTAAGGGCTTTTCTTTTCCGTTTTCTTTCCGCAGGCATCCACAGCTTTTCGTGCTCCCATTCAGCAATGCGACACGGCTTACAACCTTTTCCGTGCCGCAATCGCAACGGCACAAATATGCGTGCATGTACGGCTCTTTCGCCGATTTGTTGTCTCTCCGCTCTAAAACTGTTAGGCGGCCAAAACGCAGACCGGATAAGTCTTTCGGATACTTTCTCTCATTCATTTGATATCTTTTTGCATTACATCCGCAGCTTGTTATTTCGCCTTGCTTTAGGGCCTGGTGTAATGCGGATATTTCATTTCCGCAATCGCAGCGGCACTTCCATTGTTTGAGACGTTTTCCGCTGGATGTATAATGAGGTTCATCAATTCCCCAGACAATTAACTTACCAAACCGCTTTCCGGTCAAATCCTCCCCACGTATTTCAGTGCATTCTTCTTTTGAAGGCTTACCGCAACGTGAGTCGCTTTCGTATTCCGCAATAATAGGGGCGTGGATGTCCTTCTCGGCCTGCTCCCTTGCTTTTGCTGCATCCTCCAGCGTATCAAATCTTCCAATGGTTATGCTTTTATTTTGTAATCCGATTTTTGCAGTCCATTTCTTCTCGCTTTTTGACCAATATACACCCTTTACGCCGGATGTGTTGTTTCTATTGGGGCTTCGATTCGGGTTAATTGCCGATATCGTTGTCCCCTTGTAATGGCGTAATACGTTGTTTTTTATTTTATCTCTTGCTGTATCTGACAAGAGGCAGCCACAACTTTTCAATCCTTGATTTACGAGTTGTTTACGTGTTGCGACTATCTCTTTCCCGCAGTCGCAACGGCAACGCCATCCGACCGTGTTGCCGTTGCTTTGTTTCTCCGGCAAATCCTCCTGGCTGAGTACAATAAGGCGTCCGAAGCGCTTGCCTGTTAAGTCCTCCATGTGCGCCCGCTGATAATCGCTTCTGGAGCACCCGCAGCTCCTGGTTCCGTTTTTAGATGTCAGGGAGCTTTGCAGAACTACCAGCTCATTACCGCAATCACATCGGCAATTCCAGCGGCGAGCTGGTTTCCCTGCTTTTGTGTATACAGGCTCCGCTAAACTCAAAACGGTGAGCTTCCCAAACCTTTGACCGGTCAAATCCTTTGCTTTCATATCAGGTCCCGCGGATGCACTCCAAGTACGTCCGCAATTGACAGCAGCGTACTGGCTTCCATCTTCCCGGCCTCCCGTGTGCCCGCCTCGATTTTTTGCAATTGGGCAGGGTGGATTCCGCTTTTTTGGGCGAGTTCCTTTTGTGACAGCCCGGCAGCCATCCTGCACCATTCCATTTTTGTGATTGGCCGGTTATGGCAATCCCGGCCATAGCTGACGAGATCGCATTTTGTGCAGTCACCGTCAATGCGCTGGCAGTCTCCATATTTTCTGCGCATCATTTTGCCTCCTGTTATGCTAAAATTTCAATGACAACTGCATCGGAGATAATAATTTCTCCAACGTCTTCCCCGTATTCAATAGAGTTTCCGGCGATAATTGCCGCGTGCTCTCCAAAGTACATTTCCGCGAGTTCGAGGGCGTCCGCTTTAAGAGCGCAAACACCATTAAGTTCCTCGCCCGTATCGTCTCCGTTATCCCAAACATGAGATACGTGATCCATTTCTCCAAGTTCAAACTCTTGCTCTTGAACTCGAACACCAATATATTCGTATTCGCGATACGGGTCATTTGCCATTTCCTTGACCTTTGCGATTACATCAGCTGTCAACATCATTTTCTTTGTCCTCCCTGTTCTTTATGATTCTATTATATACTCAATTGACTATTCTGTCAATAGAAAATAGTCAATTGAGTATATAATGTTAAACAAAAATACATTCGTAAATTTGTTTATTGTGCCATCAAGTTTAGAAACAGAATCCTCAGACGCAAGAAACAACTGCCTAGTAATATGACTGGGCAGTTGTTTTAAATAAGTGTACTAATTGTATGTTACCGGACGGCGATTATACCGTCGCGGAATTGCAGGCGAAGGGTGGATATCGCCTCGATAACACGGTCAAAACCATCAGGATGGAAGCCGGAAAAACGCAGGAAATCACCTTTGAGAACGAACCGCTTGGCGGACTCCTTCTGAAAAAGATGGATTCCAAGACCAAAGAGCCGCTTTCGGACGTTATTTTCCGTATCATCCATGCAGACGGAAGCACGGTTGGCACAATTAACAGCGAATTCCGGACGGACGAGCAGGGTTATATCTCGCTTCCGAACCTTGAACCGGGCAGCTACATTATCACAGAATTGCAGGCGAAGCCTGGATATTTGCTGGATGACAGCCCGAAAACCATTACAATCAAGGATCACCAGACCTATGTGCTCGAGGTATTCAATGCCCCGAAAGGTGGCCTTCTGATTGTGAAAAAGGACAGCCAGACCGGCGAACCGCTTGCAGGCGTCGAATTCAAGATCACAACCGCAAACGGCGAGTTGGTTGCCGACAATGAGGGAATGACTTCTACAAATGGCATTTACGTCACCGACGAAGCCGGTCAGATCGAAATTTCGCAGCTGAAACCAGGCACTTATACGGTGACGGAAACGCGCACCCTTGACGATTATGTGCTGGACGCAGCCCCGCAGACTGTGGTTGTGGAAGCGAACGACCAGCAGACGCTTACGTTCACAAACACGAAGAAAGGATGCCTGATAATCAAGAAAATTGATAGTGTTACCCGCGAACCGATTGATGGCGTCCAGTTCAAGATTCAAGGGTGCAACGGCAATCCCTATCCGGAGGGCGAGTACACGACGGATGTAAATGGCGTTATCCGCTTGGACCATCTGCCGAACGGCGACTACACTATTGCGGAATTGCAGGCAAAGGACGGTTATCGTCTCGATAATACGGTCAAAACCATCAAAATGGAAGCTGGCAAGACGCAGGAAATCACCTTCGAGAATGAGCCTTTGGGCGGGCTTCTGATTCGCAAAATGGATGCTTCTACGAAAGAACCGATCTCTGATGTGGTGTTCAAAATTACCCGCACGGACGGAACCGTCGTCGGAAACTCCAACGGTGAATACCAGACGGACGCGCAGGGTTACATCTCGCTTCCCGATCTCGAACCGGGTAGTTACGTCGTCTCTGAGCTGAAAGCCAAGACTGGTTACTTGCTTGATTCCACTCCTAAAACGATACAGATTAAGGATCATCAGCTGTACATTTTGGATTTCTATAACCAGCCGCTTGGTGGTCTGATTGTGCAGAAGCTGGATAGCGTCACCAAGAAACCGCTAAAGGGTGTTCAGTTCAAGATCACAACCGCTGACGGCACGTTTGTACCCGCAAATGATGGGAAAACTTCCTCGAACGGTCTGTATTTCACCAATGAAGAAGGCCAGATTGTGCTTCCGGGACTTGCGCCGAACACATATGTGGTAACGGAAGTCGCGACAATCGACGGCTACACCATCGACGAAGCGAGCCGCAGCCAGACCGTGGTTGTCAATACAGACGATACTCAAACGCTGTATTTTTACAACGCTCCGGCAGGCGGTCTGGAACTCATCAAGGTCA